GTCCAACCTGATCAACACGACGTCCCGACCGGGGATCTGGGCCACCATACTCTTACTGTCCACCTCAAACGAACTGGAGTACGAACCTATCTTTACGCCCATACGTATAGTCTTCGGAAAGGCCATTTGAACACACACTTCCTCGTATCGGGGCGGCTGGCCATCCAGCAAGTGATGGGCGTTAGTCCACCAAGTCTTCGAGTTCAGGTAATGCAACGGGAAATTCTTGCCTCCGACCGTCGCAACAGCCACGCAAGACTCAACAGCTCTTTTGAACCCCGTCTCGTTGAAGGTTTTCGCCGCAGGAGTCGACACACTGCGGGGAGTATTCTCAGCAAGCAACCACTGCTCCTTCTTAGGCTGTTCCCTGACTATCTCGTCGCCGGCTGTCTTGACAGACTGATAGTTCGGTGTAGCCGAACTCCACGCCCACATCGCAATACCGACAGCCGTGAGGACTGGGAGAACGTATTTTAACTTGTCCATCGCAGACGCCGCTTTCATCTCAGTTGCGATCTTGTCCATCGTTGGCATCTTCCACTCAAGAAGACCCTTCGTGAACAGCCACATGAGGGTGGACTTCGGGAACAGCATCAGGGCGACCTTAATCTTCCCTTCCTCGTCCATACTCGCGAAGTAGGTAGCACCTCCGAGGACCGCCGCTTCCAGAATGAGCGTCAGGAACCACATCCCCCAGAACATAGTAACTATGTGCAGAAAATAGAGCCCGACAACCCAATACCCGGCGACCTTCTTCGCTTGCTCGACGTCCATGCCTTTGCCTGAGGCCATCGCCGCCGCAGCCTGCTCCATGGGACTCACGCCGCTGCTGCCGTCCATGATGGCAGGGCCCTGGTACACCATTATAGAAGGTGCATCGCCCCCGGTGGTGAAAAACGTTGCGGCCGGAGTGGCTTCGCTAACTGGTACAATCTGGACCTCACACGAGCTACCGAAGTGGTCACTGCAGGAAATGCCGCAGACCGTGCAAGCTGGCTCATCGAGCGCGTTCATCGCATCCATTTTGCCTTTCTCAATAAGCATCTTTGCGGTGAACTTCTCTGCGGTCTCAGCCAGCAGCTGCAATCTCGAGCCCACAACCTTGCCCGTCGGCACAAAAAGGGGGTCATTGTCACTGCCGGCAGATTCGTTCCACGCGTATTCGGTGAACACCCATGAATCATCATTAGCTTTTCCGAGTTCCATATCACGGCGAGTCACACCAGGCGCGAGAGAACACCACCACATGTCATTGAATCGCCTGGCAAATGCGTGAGGGTCCGACACATGATGGCGCACGTCTTTCCAAGTTGGCAGCTTGTTAGAGACCCACATAGCCATCAATGAGTTGTACGCATAACGGCCTTTGTCTTGCGCCTCAGCCATATTCGCCATTGTCGGCTTGCTGTTCCGGACTAGTATCCAGTCGACGTAGGGACTCTGATCAGCAAAAGCGGGCGCTCCAACCTTCTGATCGGTGTCGTCAAACACGTACACCCTCTTAGCGCTAGTGAGGCCATCTGCGTACTTCTGGCCGACCTTCCACTGGAATCCAATACTGGCAGAATCTCGTATCTTCAGATACACGGCGACTATGCGCTGCATGCTACGCACCAGAAAGCTCTTGCCTATTCCAGGTGGGCCAGCTAGCCCAACACTGTATGGCTCTGGCTTGAACCTGTTCAGCTCTGCCTTGGTGTTGAGGCTATCGATCTCTCGCTTAAGCGCAGCACGCGTAGATAAAACTATCTGATATACGAACGCATCGTGTTCACTACGCTTCAAAGATTCAAAACGCTCACCTAGAACGTACAACTCCTCCATCATGACCAGCCTCTGGCCCTCAGACAACTGCCCGTTATGCAAATCGACGTCGAGCGAGCTCATCATAGTAAGATAGGCCGAGTGGTTGCTAGAATCCCTTATGCGAACCTCGTTCATGAGTTCTCCGGCGAGTTTGACATACCTGGTGGGATTCATCGTGATTCCTTCATACAGCGGGGCAAGGGACTTCGTTTCCCAGCACCTCTTGAGCACCTTGACAACTGCCATAACAAACTTCGCAAACCTCTTGATAACGGTCTCCAACGTCTCGAAAGCGGTCAGGTGAATGGCGATGGTCTGTAAGCTCTTAACGAAGCCGATGTCCAAAATGCCGAGGGTCGCAGCAAGACCGCCGGAGGTGAAAAGCGAAATCAATGACATGAACTCGGCGCCCACCTCAGTATCCTTAAAGCCGGTTGAAAAGTTGCCTTGATACACGGGGGTGATAAACCCATCCTCAAAGGTTTCATCACTACATTGCTCGAACCGTTCGATACACTTGCGTATTTCCACCATAACGGCATCGCCAATTTGCGGGTACCTGACTGCCATGGCCATTGCTTGCGTAACTAACACCGACTTTGAACGCGTCTCCATAACGACCGTAATCAGGGCAACCACATCCGCCACAACGCCCACTGTGGGCCCGTCGTAGCCGGGGATGCTATTAAGGCCTGCGATCAGGTCGGAGAATTCAGTGCCGCTTTCCGGTCCTTGGTAAACCGTTGGCCCTGGCGCGATCTCTCCAATCACTGGTTGCTGGTTCGTGAGGTAGCCCTTGACGGCAGCTCCGGAAGGTGACACTGCATCGCTCGCATCAACACGGGGAGGAGAACCAAGGCGTTTATTCCAAACGTCCCATTCCGGCCAAGCTTTGGTATCCAGCTTCGTGACCTGCACGAATCGCTTCCAATACACAACATACTCTAGTGATCCTTGGGAAACGAGCAAAACGCTCTCAAACGCTGTAGGGCCGCTCTTCCAAGAACACATAGGCATAATGTGTCCCCTGAGCCTATCTTCTTGGGTGATGAAGAGAACTCGCTTATCACTGGAGCCGTCGTCATACAGACAGACGACACCAAGCTTGTACAAACCGATTGGCACATACTCATCAGGTAATCTACGACGCCACTTGCCAAGCGAGTAATTGTGCAGAGGGTATTGGACAACGGCCCTTGCGTAGCAAACGTATGCCTCTACCCCGTATGCAATGCCTTGCAACAAAGTGGTGTCACCGGAGGCTAACCCGAAGGTGATTGCCAGTAACATCGAATAAATGGTACCTAAAACGACAACCACCGTCGTGTAAACGGCGAGAAAGATAGAGACAAGGTACGTGCCCTTCGCGACTCTGCGCCAATTGGCATACCTGACGTTGTTATAAACCCCGCCGGGACCGATATCCCTGAGGTAGCGAAGGAAAGTCGGTAGAAAGATCAGCACCGTGGAGAAGATGCGAAAGGCCACGACAAAAAGGTTCATCATGAAAACTTGTCGCAATGTCGCACAAAGAACCAGAAACTCGACCATACCCTGGTACTCCGCGTTGGAGCAATCAATCTTGTCATCGTCAGGCACGCCTGGGCGTTTGTAAAGGTCATCAACATTGACGACGGCGCTCGCTCGCACGATGATGTTCGCCACGTCGAGGTTGCTGATATCATCGAACTCCACGTCGGGTGTGTGTTGAGCTTCATCATCAACACTAATGTCGCTACCAGACCGCGCCTTAAAAGGGGCTGGCACTGTCGGCGCGACATGCAACTTGGGGAGGGAGAACATGCTCTTGATGTTATCCGTGTTGCTTTTCGCGCGGCTGCGCGACTGCTCACGATGTGAAACATCGGGAGAATAGAAACTGACCGCCTTAAAATTGGGCAGCAGTTTGTGTGGGGCTTCCACTTCGTTTTGCGGGGCTACCGCTTCACTGTGCAAAGGCATTCCAGCCTTGCGATTGTTATCTCTAAATTCAGCCATGGTGCAAAAAGCAAGATTGGGGGTTGCGACTCCTGTACGGAGAGTCAAGTCGCTTCGTAGTATCATAGGATGCGTAAGGCAACCGGATATCTGAGCTGTTGGCAAATATATTGAACCGTAATTGTCCAATATCTGCTATACACAGACGCTCTGATCCAAGTAATTTCTACGTCTCCTCACCCCATGGGGTGGTGCCTTAGGAGATCTCTACTCTAACTTTACCCATTGAAGGGCTGAAGCTTCGAGGTTTCTATCCGGATCATATCATCTCATACAAGGTAGATCACCGGATCGGCGTTTTTACGAAAACGTAGAAAAACACACACAACCGTCTCTGTCCATTAGGCATAGGACTCGACTTTTCTTTTTATATTTGATTTTATACTTTTTATTTATTAATTATTTATGGAGCGGATCGACAAGATCCACACAGGTACACAACGGGCAGGTCCGCAAAAGGCCAACAACTGGTTGAAAAACCCTCAAATGAGGGGTAAAAATTCTTCAATTGAGGGTCGCTATATTTAAGAACAAGCTAACCGGTGACGAGTGGAATCGTCAAACAAAACACAACACAAACAAACACAAACTTGGCGTAGGAGGTCTTCCTACGCCAAAACTTATCGTTCAATATCGATCACTATACAAGGGCAAAAGCCCACACTGTGGTTATTGTAATTCAACTAAGTATTCATAGATAATGCTATGACTTATAGACACTTAGTTTACATAAAAGAGGG